CATTTAATGCACCTACATTCGGTGTCTGTGGAAAAATTGGGGTAGAAGTAACAGCCATGATTAAAAACCTCCAAAAAGATTATTCAAGAAGATGTTACTGCCAACAGAGGAAGGCGTTGCAATAAGCGCGGGGTATGTCACAAACACATCTTTGGTTCCAGCAGAGAACGTAACTTTAGTCGTACCGCCTGCACTTGATGAATACACTCGGTCACGAGATAGTGTTGTACCTGACGATGTGTACGTCCCAATACCTACTTCCCATTCATTTGTACCTTGACCCGCAATTGTGTAGTAGCACGTATTACCGTTACCAATTGCAGTGAATGATTGAAACCCTGTAACCGCACCAGCAAGCGTAATAGTCCCCTGCCCGGTTGTAGTGGTGGTCTCTTTGACCCTATCTGCTTGAATGAGTGGCATATATCACCTATGCTGTATCAACTAGTTCCCACTCCGCATCTTCGACAGTGTTTATCGATTGCCATGATGGGTTGTATAAAATCCCTGCTGAACCAGATGCGCTGACACCTGATAGTGCCGCTATATAACCGCGTATGCTTGTTACGGAACCTACCTGACCAGAACCTTGTGTCCCGGTAATGTCAATGATTCCAGTAATAGGAACAATCGTTCCCAATTCACCAAAAGCGTTTACGCCTGTTAGCGCACTTATTACGCCGGACACATCTACAACTGTACCAACATCGCCAGCCGCTGAATTACCAGTTAACGATAAGACTATGCTTGGCGTAACAACACCAACCGCGCCAACAGCATTTACGCCCGTAAGTGCAGCCTCAGTGGTCGATGTTGTTCCAACGGCCCCTACCAAACCCTCAGCAGATACACCTGTAAGTGCTCTTACTGCTCCGGGCACGCCTACGACGGTACCAACATTACCCGAAGCTAATGTGCCAGTTAGCGGTAAAGCTATATGTGGCGTAGCGATGCCAACCGCACCCGTGGCATTTACACCTGTAATGGGAATAGTTATATCCCCAGCAGTACCAATATTTCCTACTACACCAGTAGCAGATACGCCTGTAAGCGCCCTGACTATTGCGGTTTGTGTTCCAACTGTACCAACAGCGCCGGTTGCTTGATTGCCTGTAACATCCGCTGCGGCTGAAACGGGTGTTACAACACCAACTGCGCCACTAGCAGAAACACCCGTCAGAGCACGTATTACACCGGGAACTGCCGTGACACTACCAACAGCACCACTAGCAACCACACCTGTGATAGCAACAGATGCGGTGGACTGCGTACCCACATTATCAACAGCCCCAGAAGCAATGACACCTGAAAGTGCCTGCACTTCTCCGGGCACGCCAACAACCGTGCCAACTGCACCTGATGCAGTTACGCCTGTAATTGCTATGGCTGACGTTGACTGCGTACCAACTGTACCAACAGCACCTGATGCAGCTACACCCGTTAGTGCAACGATTACTCCGCGTACTGCTGCAACACTACCAACCGCCCCTGTAGCGGAAACCCCTGTCAGCGCAACCGTAACGCTTGGTACGCCAGCGCTTTCGGTGGAACTATACGGCGCACCGGAATAGGGGTAATTTCCGTACATGAGCTATTTGTTATTAGGTAGTGGACAAACGGAGCAGTGCGTTAGTGGTATTGTTTGTCGGCATCGTCAAGGTAAAGGTGCCCGAAGTAACAGTCTGTGCCGTGAAAGTATGCACACTTACCGCCTTGTCGCTTTGTGTGCTGTTGTAAATCAGAACACAATCAAACGAAGCAAATGTCACTGGGCTACCAACTGAACCATACACAATTGATGCCGAGGGTGTCCAATAACCTACTCCGGCTGTTGCAGATGAGTTAGTTGCCGTGGGCGGGTTAGCATTAGTTACCGCTACACCACCTGCCGTGTAGTTGGCGCTGGTTACTTCGTCTGTTGACGTATACGCCGTGGTTGAAGCATTGATGGTCGCCGTGGCTAGATACAATGCTGCTTTGAAAGTATCCGCTGCACCTGAACCGCGAGTCGGTGCAGTGCCAAAGTTGTGGGTTGCAGTCAACAGTTCACCAAGGAACGAGGTGCACATTGCTTGGGTATTAGCCATTTTTAAAACTCCTTAAAAAGATGCGGCAACTGGTAGGCCGCTAACCGTGTACTTCTTCAATACCATATCAACTGAGCGATGTACGAGTTCGTCTTCCAACCAATACTCCACCCAGTTGATCGTTTCGTTTTCGTTGTCGATGGTGCCCGTCTTCTTTTCCAAAAGCGCCTCATCCATCTCACCTTTTGTTGTCATAACCAGCATCTGTCCTCCTATGGGAAACGAATTAAAGCGGTTGTTGCGGTATTAACAGGCATCGTAACGGTGTTGTTAGCTGCTGTAAACGTCTTGTCCGAACCAAAATCCAGCACCGCGATTGACTTGTTACCTTGCGTCACGTTATAAATTAACGCCCCACGAGCAGTGAAGTTAGCACCGGGCCACGACACATCATTGAAGTCTACGTAGACGGTTTCGGTTTGTGTGTCCGTTGAAATAGTCGCGCCCGTAACTAACTCGCCTCCCGCCGTATATCCTGTGCCAACAATTTCATTATTTGTTGTATATACCGTCGTCGCTGGCCCTAAATCCGCTAGTGCGGTATACAACGCCATCTTTAGCGTATCCGTAACAAGGTTTTGCCCCGCTTGGAGCATTTCTTTTTTGAAGCTAATTGTCAGCCCTTGTTGGATCACGGATTCACCCTAATTTTCGCCTGACCATCCCTATAAGCATCACCACGCTCAAGACCTGTACCCAGACGATTCAATTGCATCAACGCATCCTGATACTTTTTCTCGTAGTACCCCATCATGTCTTGCTCACCTTTCATGAAGGTATAAGCCTCGACCAATGAGCCGTACAACAAAACAGGGTCGTAGTTATCCCCCAACCATGAAGTGCCAGCAGTCACAATCGATTGTGGGTAGTAGTAGTAATGCAGCTCGACCGTATACAGCGCATCTGGCGTAGGAGCCAAGATAAAACTTAATTCGTTTGTTGGTGTTTGGTTAACTACTTCAGGGCCAAAGAGTGCGTAGTATTTAGGCAATCCCTGCTCGTTTGGATTGGGATACGCTGCCCGCATAAAGTTCACGTCTTTATTTAACAGGTACTCGTAATTGCCATCACCATCAATTACGGCAAAAGAAAAAACAGACAAAAAGTCTGTGGGGCAAGACACATACTTAACGCCGGTGGTAACTTTACCTATCTTGTTTGCGCGAAGCGCAGGAATCTGCACCGAGTTATAAACGCGGGTCTCCGTCTGCTTAACAAACGTAGGGATATTAGCTACGAAATCGCTTTCGTAGTTCTGTGTGTACGCTTGAATCTCAGCAACAAGTTCTGTGTATGTCACAGTTCACCTCAACCCATTGGGCCTCGTGCCATCGTGCCTTTAGTCGCCGCACCGGTACCACGAATCTTGATACCGGTCGTCTTGGTCTCTTTGTAGTTACCCTTACTAATAGAGCCAGCGGCGATGTTCATATCACTCATGCAAGCAGCGCCTGTTTTCTCAGGCACTTGAGCTTTTTGTGCAGGTTTCGTAGCCATTATCGACCTCTTCCAGAAGAACGCTGGTTCATGGCACGGGCCATATTACGACCCATCTTTTTCATAGCTTCGCCAGTCACGCCACCTTTAGCCATGCCCTTGTGCATCCGCTTTTCATGCGCCTTGACTTCCGCCTTAGCTACTTTTTTCATGCTGTCCATAATTACTCCTACGAGATTGTTACGCTACCTACTACACCACGAGAGGTCAAAGCATTTGGCGTTAACCCCACATCGTTACTTCTTGATCCGCCAACCGGTGCCCAGCCCCACTGGAATATCCGGCTACCACCTGACGGATCACCAAAGTCTGTATTCAACGTCAACTGCAACCCGGTATAGCCTGCTTGCAAATAGCTGTTATCTCTACGTGGCTCCCGTACTGCTTGTGGGTCTTGCACCGGATACATACCTAATTGCAACTGCGGCTGATCCGGTTCCCAACATGTCGGGCACACCTTAATCGTAACCTGCTTGGTCTTGATCGTCAGCTTCTTTAACTCTTTTAGCTTGTAGCGAAACCCGCAGCGGTCACATTCCGCAATCGAGTTCTTACCACTGGAAAATCTATTTCCCATTAGAAAAACATCTCCCGTGGCACCAGCCGATCCGCTGCCTTCTCACGATCTTCACCCGCCGCCAAGTCCCAAGCCTCATCATACTGCGCCTTTAGAACATTCAGGCGGTCTAAGGACACGCCTTCTTTCTTCGTCGCCAGCATATAAGCCAACCCCGCCACCAAGCAGTTCTGGAAGCGAAACGGAATATCAATCACATTAGTGCCGGTACCAGCATCGTAAACGCGCTTTAGCCGCCAGTAATAGAACACGTAGTACGGATTCAGAGTAGTACCCTGATCCGGCGCGGGCCACACATTAATCTGTGGGTTCTTAGGCGTAGCTACATTAGAACCTACCTGCTGCCCCGACTGGCGGTTAATCCACACCTGAATCGGACGACCTTGTGCCAACTTGTTGGGGATCGTCGAGTAGGTCGAGACGCTAATCCGTGTGATGTTCAGGTCGGTTTGGTTAGGGCCTTGTCCGGAATCAGTGCGAATAACATGTTCAATAAGATCAACGGTATCCAAAGGTAGATCATAGGTAGTCACTCCTTGCGCCAAGTTGATCGAGCCCTGCTCAATCGTCCACAGGTTAATACCACGGTTGGCCCACTCACCAATCAGGAAGTTCAAACTTCTACGTGCGGTACGAAAGTCATAGCCGGTACGTAGCTCTAATCCACAACGCTCAAAAGCCTCTTCGAATATGTCGTTGAGGTCAGGGTTGAACGCTGTTGTGTTAGTTGAGAAAGCCATTTTAAGCCCTCGTTTTACCGCGTATCGCTATACCATCAGCACGTTGCGAAGCTGTGCGTACCCGCCCACCTTTTTTCATATCGACGTTGTTAAGTTCTCTCATCCTCTCTTCGTGCTTGCGTTTTGCTTTTTCAGCATCGTTCTCGGCGGCTTTATCGGGATTAACAGTTCGCCCGTAGCTACCCTCTCCAGTAACCGCACCATAGTTAGGCCATATAGACCCTACTACATCTTTATTAATCTTCATTATCTAAACCTCGCGGTCTTCTGGGCTATGCGTTTTGGTTGCGCGACGAACTGCTTGCCAGCTTTCTTTCCTGCCCGCTTCGCCTTGGTCGTTGCTGCGTACTCGGCTGGGCTCAGGGACTTGATTGCGCTTTCTGGCAGGTACCTTTCGCCAGTCTTCGACGATGGCTTGCCACTCTTTGTGCGCCATTTCTGGTCTCCCCAGTCTTTCAAGCTTTTCTGCGGCGCTTTCAATCCTTGTAACCCCCACCTGCTGCCTTGTACTTCTTAGCTACAAGCTGCGCTTTGCGGGCTGACCACTGACCTGCACCTGTGCCATGAGTAGCTGCGGACTTTACCTGCGACACGATCTTCTTGCGAAGACCGGGCTTGGTGTAGTTACCAGCAGCGTTAACCTTCCCACCTTCTTTGTACTGTGTAAAGTCGGTATTATCCCGACGGGCTTTCTTCTTCCCGCCGGGCATCTTGGAAGGGTTAATGTCACCCATACCACGCGAGGCCATCATTTTTTGGTCGCCTTCTTAACTGCGCCGCCTTTTTTCT